AGAAATGCTGTTTTCTATACAAGCTACAGTCCTATCGTGGATGGCTCGAATGCAGGCGCGGTGACTACTAACCCTTCTGACGTGACTGTTCTCGTTGACGGCGTTGCAGTCTCTCCTGTTTCGGTAGATGGTTCCACAGGTGCAATCACCCTCAGCTCCGCACCCAAGGTAGGTCAAGAAGTCAGCATTTCTTATTCCTTCAACTCTTTCCGTGACTTCTTTGACTACATTCCTTCAAGAGATGTCACGTCGATTGAGCGCGTAGGAATCACGCCCGAAGGTGGCGGGGCTTCAGGTCTGTACTTTGAGGGGTCTAGTTGGGTTCTCAAGAACGATAAGATTTATTGGGGTACATTCGCCTCTGTTTCCGAAGGCTCTATTCAGAACGGGGAGATCAACTTCGGGGGTACTCAAGTCACAGCACTACTCAAAGATGAGCGCATCTTCATGGCTGAGTGCTCAAATGTGACAGACACCACTACGATCCCTCAGAGAACGCTACCTAACGTCTTTAGACTTCCATTTCAGCCTATGGACGGGACAGGGACAGCGACACCCTCTTCTCGCACCGACCTTATTACTGTTCGTACAGGGGTGTCTATTTCAGATGCTCTTGAGCGTGACCCTGTAGTTGTCACGAGAGTTAATCCTACAGACTCTACAATTACTCTTAGTCGAGCAGTTCCTTTCGGACACAAGGTTTTCGCTACAGGATATTATAATAATATCCAAGATGAGTATGAGAGTGCAGGTGGGGGCTACACCCTTACTGTGGAAAGCGTTGGTGCTTCTAATCAAGGAACATACTCCATTTCAAATGGGGGGCTTCCTCTTAAAGCTGTGACATTTGAGGGTAAGGGCTCTGACCTTGCTCTGACGGAGCTCGCCTTCCCATCGGGAACAGAGATCTTGTCAGATGCCCATCTCTCTGTAGGAACTCCTGTTGACGAGAGTGTGACTGTTACCATTTCGGATTTCGATCCGACTCCTGCGGTTTTCACGCTTCCTAATGCAGCGCCTTACTCGATCACAGAGACTACTTCAGCAGTCCTTACTCTTGACGTGGATAACGGAGTCAACAAGGCGAAGTCGGTCTTGTTTGACGCGCCCGCAGGAAACACAAACGAGGGCTTCTTTACTCGTGTTGTGAGCGAGCCTCTCCCTTATACGCCTGAGTCAGATAACGCTCATCTTGGCAACATTGATGGAGACTTGTTCTTTAAGATTGATGGCAAGGATATTAGCGTGGCGACAGGTGCTCTTGCCAATGCCACCGCATCGGACATTGTATCTGCGATCAATACTGCGTCTCAAGCAGTAGCCGCGAGTTACACAGCCATGACCCCAATGGGTGCTCTAAGCATTGTCGCAGGAGAGTCTGATCTCCTTTCTATTCGCTATAGAAGTAGTGTCAAGAACACTCAGATTGACATCACAATTGCAGACGGGGCTTATGCTTCTTTAGATCTGCTTGTCGATCAGATTCAAACTAAGATTGACGCTGCAATCGTCCTTCTAGGTCAAGGAGATGCCGCTCTTGCGGATATTGCGATAGAGGTGTCAAGCTTCTCTGGTCACTTGGTCTTTAGCCTTACCGATCTCGCAAATGCAGATGCTTATGGCTACCTTGAGTTCATTAGCCAAGCAGACCCCACAGATGACTTTGCGCGGATTGCAGGTATCGACACAGGTATCTCAGACGGCTCTCAGACTAAGTTCGGTATTGTTCCTGTTGCAAGAGTTGTATCTACAGACCTTCTTGGAAATGCCGACCCCTTAGAGCCCCACAAGGATCGCATTGTTCTTAGAAACAGGACTGTCATCGGAAATGATTATTTCCCACCTGTTGAGCTCGGTGTTGAAATTGTAGGGGGCTCTATCCTTTCAGAGTCAGGTCTTTCTGCTCAAACTGTGCTTGCTCCTCGTAAAGCGATTGTTGAGGCTCCTAGCCTCTTACTTCGCGCAGGTTGGGCTGAGCAGTCTACTGTCACCTCAAGCCCTGCGGTGATCTTCTACGATGGAACTGACTCCAACTACCCTGCAAATAACGTCTTGAACCTAGACGTGTCGGGAACTCTTATTTCCGTAGAGTTCACCGCTTCAGATACAGGCTTGCTCACAGACCTGTTCAGCGCGGGGGGTTCTGTATCCGCTCAACTCGTAGCGGCAGGTCTTTCGGTGCAGATTGAGGGTGCAAACCTACGCCTCATCGGTGGAGCCACAGAGCTAGACTACATTTCAGTCCTTGAAGGGTCTGCGAATGACCTCTTTAACCTTTCAGCGGGCTCTGTGAGAGCGCCTCGTCTTGTCAGCGCGGTTGCTCTATCTTCTGCTCTGATGAACGCAGGCGATTACGCATCGAATATCGCGTACATTATCAGCGATTCCGCTGCGGTGTCGGGCTTTGTTGCAGACGGTATCGCGTACACAACTACCGATGACACGGGCTTTTCTTATGTCTCGTTCGAGTCTTTGACGGCAGGTAGTTCCTCTGTGATTAATTTCACAGGGGGTAGCTCTATCACTACTGTTGGTTCGGGTCTTGGCATCACGACAGCGAGTGGTGCAGTTGGAGAGACTGCTTATCAAGGCTTCTTTGTCACTTCAACGAACCCTCTAGGATCGGGATCTGCTAACACTTCTACTCTGAATAATGGTGATGGGCAAGACGGTGTTATCGGACAGACTTATGTCGATGACGTGACAGGCTTTAGCTTCACGCTTCTCCCTAGAGCAGGTTCTCAGCCATACCCTACGGGCGTAAATGCTACTCTTAGCTTTAAGGTTGGAAATAGGGTCACTACGAATGCGAACATTCCTGTTAATGTCGTGCCTGGCGTTCAGATTATTGTGTCAAACACAGTTGGAGCATTCATTGGGGACTCCGCTCTCGTTGAGACGTATGCTAAGGGGGGAGCAGAGCCCGATAATGGGCAAGAGTATTTCCTAGACATTACTCGTAGGAAGGCAACGTACAATACGGGTGTCTTTACTCGTCTCTCTGATGTGATTTCAGCGTATGGCGAAATCTCTCCTCAGAACCCTCTCAGCTTGGGCGCTTACCTCGCGTTCCTTAATGGCGCGAGCTCTATCGCTCTCAAGCAGATTCCTCTCGATGCAGGTCAGACTGAGCCTTCTATCGAGCAGATGGGGCAGACGCTTGTTGATGTAGAGGGTGAGATCAGAAATGGACTCACTCCTTCTGTCATCATTCCTTTACTCCCTGCTTCTTCTACGCTTTTGAGCGATATTTCACTCCATTGTGATGTGCAGTCTAGCCTGCGCTATCGTTCTGAGCGTACCGCAATTGTAGGGTGCTCGGCAGGAACAACACCTGAGCAAGCGTCTGCGCTCGCACAGGGTGTTAAGAATAGCCGTGTTCGCCTCGTGTACCCCGACATCTTGAGCATTTCAGTCACAAACACTCAAGGCGTGACAGAGAACTTCATTGTGGACGGTCGATACATGGCTGTTGCTGTTGCCTGTGCTACGACTAAGAGTACGATTGATGCTGCTACGCCTTGGACTCGCTCTGTTGTCGTGGGCTTCAATGGTCTTTTGAGGACTCTCGACGCTGTTGATGCGAACCGCACCGCAAATCGTGGTGTCACAATCCTTCAGCAACAGGGAGCGACTCTGAATATCCGTCACGGATTGACTACGGATATGAGCTCCGTTCTTTCTAAGACTCCTACCGTTGTTCAGATTGCAGACGAGGTGCATCTCCGCGCTCGCAACCTCTTGAACACATACATCGGGCAGAAATACTTGCCTACTGTTGTGGGTCAGATTGAGGGTCGCGTGAACATGATGTTCAAGGACTTGGTAAAGGAGCAGATCGTTGATTCTTATACGAATCTTTCAGTAGTTCCAGACCCCGAAGACCCAACAGGGCTCTTGGTCGAGGTTTACTATAAGCCTGTCTTCCCTCTCCTCTACATTCAGTTCACGTTTAACGTGCGTAGCTCAGTCTAAGGGGCTGAGAGGCTCAGCCCCCCCAATGGTGATTGAGCCCAAACTCTGAGCGCGTGACAGGTAGGTAGTGAAACCCTGCGTCAACTACTTCGCCTTTTGTCACGCGCTCACCGCTTTCATCTACCTTCTGATTGAAGATGGCTTTGCCACCCCCGACTGCAAAGGTCGCGATTTCTTCGATCTTGTCTGCCCATGTCATTAGGTAGATAGACCCCTCAAACGGGTTCCCTTTGAAATCGCTCCTCAAGCCATAGGCGAACACAGGTATTTCAAGCTCGTCTACGATCCTTGAGAAGCTAAGTATTTGCTCTTTCGTGAAGAACTGAGACTCGTCTGCAAAGATGACCTGTGGTTTACTCTTACTTCCAAGACACATTTCATAAGGGCAGTCGTTTTTCTCTACTGATTGTGCCTTATGTGAGAATCCTACTCTCGAAGCCACCTGTGCATCTCCGTCTCTACTAGAGACTATGCTAGGGACAAAGATTTGAAATGGGATGTCTCTTTGAGAACAAGAGTGGGCTCTCATCAATAAGTTGGCGGTTTTACCTGCGTTGACAGTAGAGTAAACAAAAGTCAGCATTATGTGTCCTGTGGTCTGAAATGGTGGAGGGTCTTTTTGATCTCTTTGATTGTCTTATTTACCCTTCGCGAGTCCATTTTTCTTCGATGAGAAATTTGACTCACTTTGTGTCCTTCCATGAGATCATCAAAGACGTATAGTGCGTCCCCTTTTAAGAGTCGTCTCATTTCATGGAAGTCTGTCACTTGTTGTTGACCCCCCTCTGATTTCAGACCTGTCATGTAAGGCTCACACTCTATGGTGTCTGATTTTCCGTAGGACTCTCTCTCCGTTTTCTTTTTTGTTTTGTTGATGTAGTTGATCGAAACGCATTTCGCCACCATTACGACATAGGTCGAGAAAGAGGACTTTTTAGGGTTGAAGGGACAC